AGGTCTGCTTGAGTCTTGTCGATGTCGTCCGCAACCACCGAGAAATCGTGGCCCTTGTCGATGTTCAGTTCGACAACCGAAGTCGCCGGAACTTCGCTGGTCAGGGTGAGGCCTTTGGTGTAGTCGTTGATCGTGATCGACGGAACGGTACGGATCTTGACTTTGTCGCCCTGATCTTTGATCTCGCCTTCCCAGTCGGTATTGGCGATCGCAGACAGAACGGTGCTGTCGTAGAATTTTTGCTGCAACTTGCCCGACCAAATTTCGGGGATGAACTTACCAACGTAGCCGTCGGTGGTTCCTTGACCGGAACCGTAGTAGTTACTTGAGACTGGAATCGACATGATTTACCTTTCATGCCGCACTCACGGGGCTACCGTTGTCGGATTCGGCCCTCGCGTCCTGCGGCGAAGAGTTCCTGATCAATCCGATCCGCTTCCGCTGGTGAATAGAGACCCCTACGTCGATCAGCAAAGAACTGATTGATTTCGTCGGTCGTCCAAATCTTCTTGCCCGGAGGTGGCGCGCTGACACGTGTTGTCTGCGGCTCAACAAGCGGTTCAAGAACACTCGCGTCTGCTGGCTCGGCTCTTTGTTCGCCGCCAAACGCGTTGAAGAAGTTCGCAACTCGCCACGAGTCGTTTGAGTTCACTGCCTCATCGAAGACCTCCTGACGCACCCGACCACTGAATGGATCGATGCCGGCGAGCCACGTAAGGAACTCTTTGTCCTCGTTGGTACGCTCCCAGTGAGGAGCCTTCGCTGCCAGTTCGTTGTAGAAGCGGTCTCGCTTGATACGTGCGGTCTCTTCGCGAAGCTGTTCGACCTGCGCTTTGATGTTCCCAACGTCTTCAGGAACAACCTCAGCTGCGGCCCGCTTCACAAAGTCAGTGAACTCTTCGCCGTATTCCGTAATCTCCTCGGGCTTTAGCTTCGAGGGCTTAGGCGGCGCAGCGCTCGCTTGTGACTCAGCAAGTGCAAGCTTTTCCTTCAGTTCACGTATCTCAGCTGCGAGACGGGGCACTTCAGCCGAGTACTTCCCTGACAGGACTTCCCATTTCCGTTTGAACGAAGCGTCATCAGGTTCAGGCGCTGCCTGTTCCTTAGGTGCCTCAACGGGCTCGGGAGCCTTTGCTTCTACTTCGGGAGCCGATTCATCGGTATTCCCATAAAGCTGGCGGTGCAGGTCTTCCGCACGGCGTGCTTGTTCTTCAACTGCTTTAGGCAGCATCAATCTCTCCGTGAGCCGTTTTGGGGTCGATCAAGCCCGTTTGGGTATTTGTTCGTTGCCCGCAGGTATTCACTGTGGTCGCGTAAAGTTCCCGAGGAAGCGAGCGCCCCCGTATTTCCTCGGCTGCTCCGCTACGGAGCGAGGTCTTTCAGGATTTCAGTCAGCGTGGCAACGCACCCTTGCAATCGGTGCGTCCCTACGGTGTCCTGCCTGTAGACCAATTCCTCTGTTCGGGACTGCAACAACTCGCGCAGCCCCTTCAAAACTTCTTCGTAGTCGCTGTTCCCACGAAGCCTGCGAACAGCTTCTTCAAACTTCACTTCTTGAATGACTGCCTCTGCCAGCTGCTATCAGAGCAATCCATCACGTTCCCGACGTATCCGCCATTGGCGTAGCCAACAACGCCGCCGCGAGCCATTGCCGCAACCTGCTCGTTTTTCTCCGGATCGACTACGGTTGCTGATGCCAACATACTGTCGGTTGACGCCATATCCGGTCTTAGGCTCGGCTTCATGCCGGCGCGCAGTTGCTCGGCCTGAGCGGAACGAAGGTTAGTCAGGGCGGCGTCGTACTTCTCAAGACGTGCCTCGCGCTCTTTGTTGCGCTTACCTTCTTTGTAAGCAGCGCCGGCTGCGGCCAACCCACCCAGAATTCCGATTGCACTCACTCTGGAGCCCCTTGCTGTTGCGCCGTCTGAGCCATCTGCTGTTGTGCAGCGGCCTGCTCTTGCATCAGGCGTTTAATTTCCTCGGGGGCGGGAACCACTTTGTCGACATCAATGTTCAGTGTCTTAGCCTGCTCTCTCAGCAAGTAAGCCCTGCGCTCGGGCGTGACAATCTGGGTATCGACGGGGTTCAGCACAGAGGCGAGGAATTCAGTACGCCTAGCGTGAATTTGATCCTTCATTAGAGTAGCTACCACGCCCGTTGCGACGATCTGCGCATCCGCCTTGATGGACGGATCTTTGTCGTAAATCATCAGGTGGTTGTACAGGCGGGTAAGCGTTTCGGTGACCCCGCCGTCAAGTGCGAGAATCGCCGACTTGATTCCTTTGGCCGCGTTTTCCATCAGCATACTTAGGCCAGATGCTGTGCGCCCTGCTCCGCTGACAGCGCTCGATCCGTAGACGTAGTTCGGCACGCCAGTCACTTCGTCTGCCACCTTTTGAAAGTACGTGTAGACGTTCAGCAGAGGCTCTGCATTCATATTCGGCTGCCAGAAACGAACAGCCGGCTGGCCGGAGCCGCTACGGTCAGCAGTGGTCTGCCAGATTCCCCACGGCACCATCTCAGTGATCTGCTGGCCCTTTGCTAACCTGTCCACGCTGATCTCAGCCTGCGGGCCGGATGCCAGACTCATGTTGTTTGCAAGAGCGCGTGCAGCTGCATTGCACATCGACTGGATGTCGCGCATCAGTTCGGGCAGGGCCTTACCAGCGAATGCGCCGGGGATCGTCTCCCAGCACTCTTTGGAGTACGGACGGCGGCCCAGAGGGTCCTGATTCAGCCTGCAAAGGATGACGTGAGGGCCAAACATCCACGCGTTGACCTCGTACTCCCTGTAGGGCTCTACGTCCTTCATGCCCCACTCCCTGAGCATCGAGCCCGAAACAGATCCCCAGAAGTTGATGCCCTCAATGAGGTCTGTAGAGGAGTTGGCGTAAGAAGAGCGGCCCTTGAGCATCGTCTGTTCAACATCGCTGAACAGGTACTCGCGTAGTCCACCGCGCCCATAGGCGTCGATTGCCGCCTCGACTTCGCTGTTGTTCACGCCCGGCATGTCGATCATTGCCGCCAGAGCAGCGCGGGTCATCTTGATTCTTTCGATGAAGTAGCCCTCTTGAGGGTTTGTAGCGTTCGGGGACCAGAAGGCGTCGTAGGGGTTGATACGCTCGAAGTCCAAAGCCACCACTTCATCGACGACGGGCTTGAAATTCTTCGACCACTTCAGCTGCCGGCGGCGACGAACGATCGGGCCCTTCAGGATCGAGAACGGGTAGGTAGTGAAGTCGTATATCAGTTCGGATATGACTTTGGCCCAGCCCGATTCTTCTAGGATGTCGTCCATACGGCTGATCATCCGGCCAGTCGCTTCGCGCGTTTGCTCGCCAATCTTTTTGGTGACCTCGGAATAGATTTCATCCATCCGCAGTTCGATCACATCGGGGCTGATCGTCATCCCCTGAGACTGGACTTCCATCGCCTCGCGCACAACGGTCGAGATGATCCCCTCTCGGAACTCAGGAGGAACGGATGGCTCTGTGGTCGGGGTCAGCGACCACGTCCGGTCAGACGACAGCATCACGTCTTTGATCCAGCTTTCAGCTGCTCGGCACTTAACGTCGGTCAGCATCATGAAGATGTCTGTTCCGCCCTGCTCGGAGATTTCCATCCGCTTGTCTGGGTCGTACTCGCCCCGACGCTGGCGCTCACAGCGCAGTAGACGCTCCGTCAAAACCTGCTTTGCGGTCTTAGCTTCATCCCAGCACTTATCGATATAGGCTGACAAAGACCCAATGATCTCGGCAGGGATGTCCATCGCCTGCGGGGGGCGTCCCAAACTGGTCTGCAACATTTGCTGTCCCTAAGATTTACGCCCACGCGGCGCGTCGTTTTTGGATTGGCTGGGCCCGGACGGGGTTCATCTCTGCTCGCATCTGCAAACAGCCGTACTGGAGGGCGTCGTGAACGTGACTGAACTTGTCTTTGACGGGGCGGTCTTTGAACTTCGTTGCGCCAGACGCGCGGATTCGCTCGTATCGGTAGCCGCCGTTGAATCCCTTACGGAGCATTCGGCACTTCTCATCGAGCAAGAAGCCGGGCTCGCCGCCCGCCGCTCTTTGAAGGAAGAAGGCAACGGACTCGCGTCTGGCAACGAACTCATTGGTCGCAGCTGGCTCGCAAACCATCCCCATCTCCAACAACTCCTGCATGCAGGTCTTCTCATTGGTCTGGGAGCGGATCGTTCCAGCTGGGTCGCCACACGCCTCGATACGGAAGCCGGAGTAATTGGCCTGAATCTCCGGGACAACCACCTCCGAGTAGAACTGGCGGATGCCCATATCCTCGGAGACAAGCTCGTTCAAAACTAGAAGTTGCCCCCTCGGAGACATCTGCAAGAACGTGCAAGCAGGGGTAAGACCAAAGTCGAACGACAGGACGATTGGCAGGCCTCTAATGGGCTCCAAAGGGGCTTTGGCGAAGTGGAAGTCTTCCTTCCATTCCGGATAGACGGGCTTGCCGTCCATAGTTGTTCCGTACGTCCCGCAAAGGAAGACTCGAATCCAGTCCTCAGTCTTTCCTGCGACCTGCCTTAGGTAGTACTCGTACCCGTTTGGCAGGTTGTGCGCGTTCTCAGCAGCGGAGTTCGGCAGGTATTCCCCGAAGGTCGGGCTCTCATCGTCGGCGTCGAAGTACAACCCGCCGGGCTGCTTAAAGAGCTTGTAGCCTTTGGGCTTGTCTTCTTCAAAGATTTTGTACCACCAGCTGTCGTCGTCAGGTGGGTTGGTGTCCAGAATGACGCCGGTCCACGTCGGGCCACCATTTCGGAGGGCGGGATATCGGCCAACCCGCTGGGTCAACATATCGAGGACCGCCTTCTCCATCAGCCCAGCCTCATTCATCCACGCGCCCGTCAACTCCAGAGAGCGCATCTTTCCGGCGTCGTCTGGGCGGTCCATAGCTAAGAACAGCACCTCGATGTCCAGACCCGTACCGTCTCCGATATCACCGATTGATATCGTCGAAGTGATGGGGCTGTCCCACTTCATCGTGCAGATGGGCCCGAACCAGTCGGTCCACGTCTTGATGGTCGTGCTTTTTAGCTCTGGGTAGGTCGACCTCAGGATCGCCCATCGAGAGCTTCTGCGACCATCGGGGCCCGGCTTTTGCTCGAGGGCGCGTGTCAGGATCTCGACGCAACAGGACGAGCTTTTGCCTGACCCTACGGGCCCCATCAGTCCCCTGACAAAGCTGTTGTCAGCGTGGAATGACTTTGCGACCTCGCCGGGCGGCTGGTAGGCAACTAAGCTCACTTGTCGCTCATGTTCTTTCGCGGAGACCGCAGGCGCAGATTGCCAGTCGTGGACTTCCCGCCCTTTCGGATTGGAGTCTTGTGGTCAATGTGCATGCCGTCTCGGTCTATGCCTTTTTGGTCATAAAGCCGTCGGGCTTTCTGTCGCTCCAGCTGGTCATCGGTCTCGCCGCGACGCTTCTGTAGCTGGTACTCGTGCTTCCAATCCCGCTTCATCAGCACTTCCACGCCCTGAGAGACTTGTTGATCCGGCTGTTCGGGTCTTTGGCGGTCTTTTCGCTCGTCAACTTCTTCTTCATGCCTTCCATCCGAGCGCAAAAGCTGTCCTTGCGCGGGCCGCCTTCTGGCTGCGGTGGCTTCAGATTGCCGCCGGTTGATTTGTTGTAAGAGGAGCGCCCTTTGGCATTCAGTCCGCCATCGGGGTCTTTGCCCTCTTTGCGTGTCCACGCGGGTGTCTTGCTCATTTCTTGTAGTTCCACGGGTCAATAAGGCCGCCTCGGGCGAACTCTTTGCGCACAGACACACCAGCGCCCTTTGAATTCTTGAACCTGCTGGAGCCCTCAACAGAGACCCACGGCTCGACGCTGACTCCATCGCCCACACGAACCGAAGTCGATGCCTTTGCGAACCCAGTAACTCCAGCAGGCCCGCCCTTACCACCAACAGCTATCAGCCTCGATGGGGGGCCGTCGGAGTCATCCTGATAGGAACCGACGTTGTCTCGCTCAGCAAGACGTTGGTTGATGGGGCGATCATCATCGGGGGCTTTCTTGCCTACGAATCCGCCCGAGTTCATCTTCTTCGGTCTAGCCATCTCTGTACTCCGGTGGCAGATGCCTGCCTAACTTTTCGGCCCAATACGCGCTCTCGCAGTGCGTCGCATGCCAGAAGAACATCCAGTCCAACAACCTCACCAGAAGCCCCCACAGAGGCTCTGAGCGCCTCCTGTAGGCCCTTGCGGATAAAGACTCATCCGCATACCCGCCCAGCATCGCATTGAGCAATTGATCAATAGCCAGAGCCACGTTGAACAGGTAGCTCATAGCGGGGGGCTGAAATTTTTAGACAGAGTCGGACTTTTGCAGAGCGAGTTCGCAATGGGTCCGATGGGGGGGTGGTCTGGTGCGAGAGCGACGTAGAGTGGTATGGAACCAACGCCCGCGCGCCTAGCCCATTTGGTCCCGCAGCCCACAGTCAGCGGCACACTAAGGCCGCGCGTGTAGCCCACAGTCAGCGGCGCTGCTAATACTGGGCTGCGCGTGTAGCCCACAATCAGCCGGCCTTCTGGCGACGATCCGATTGTGAGTCGGATGATGGTCCAGCAATGGAGCGGGTCTCCGGGGTGATGTCGATCGTTCTGTTGGGAACACCCAGCTGAAACGTCACTTGCCCGCTGGTTTCGACTAGCTGTTTCTCCCCGTACTTCTGGGGTTTCAGCTTAGAAGCGATCCATTTCCGGGTCTCGATGCGCAGCTTCGCTGCCTGCACGGCGGCGATCGAGTCGGTGCCCTCGGTCTGGTCGGCGATCTCGAGCAGGTCGTCGGCCATCGTGTCGGTGCGATCTTCATGCGCTTGCGCGTACCTTCTCGCGAAGTCGGGCTGAGTTCGCATCCAACCGTAGACAACGAATGCCGATCGACCTGTCTGCCTGCACCAGCTGCTGAGGCTGTGACCGTTGGTGATCCACTCACAGAGAGCATCGCCCTCCTCTGTCGTATAGCTGGCAGGCCGGTGGGCTGGGAGCTTCTCTCCCCTCTCCTGTAGCTCTCTCACCTGCTCTTCTGCT